CTATCACAATGCCAATCATAATACTGGCCTTTTTTATATTTTGTAAATTGACAAGGTTCACTAAAATCCCATTGAAAATTCCAATTAGATTCTTTATTGGCCATATGTATATATGGATGTATTGCATTATAAATCCAACGATCAGTTAACCAAACAATGTCTGAATCTCTTTTCTTTTTTAAATCTTGTAAGTCTTTTTTATTTAATTTCTTATCACCATAACCACCAGTGACTGCCATTTGATCTTGAATTTGTTTTCCATAACGAACGATGTCATCACAAATATGTTTTGGGACTGCATTTTCAAACCAATGATAATAATTTGTTAAATTCATATGTCTTTATGAATTAATTATAAATGATAATAGATTATTTGTAAAGATTAATTAAACAGCTACCCAAGAAAGTGTTGAAGGATCCCAATCAAAATTGTTTACGGGTTCTGATTTATCTTCCGCAGTCCATTTTAAATTAGCTTCATTCCATATTACTCCATAAAGTAATATTTTAATATCACCTACTGCTTTACCTATTGGTAAAAAATCAGCATCAGAATCTAAGTAAACTTCTCCTGATGGATCATCATAAGAACCTATTGTTGGATAAGTTACTGGCGCTTGCCAATCATCATTAGCATCTAATGTCCATGAAGGATGGTTTTGAGGTGATAAAAATTTATCTTTACCAGCATCATAAGTATAACCTACTCCACAATATTGTTTTCTAAAACTGTTGTTATAAGAAGTTTGTTTCCAATTACCACTTTTAAAAAAATTAACACACCATGTTTCTCCATCAACATGCATGTCATTTGCTCCTAAAGGACCTGCTGCTGTTTCAATATCGTTTCCAATAACTACTACTCTTAATACTGTGTTATTGTTGTCTAATTCTGCGAAATGTGCCATATTATTTATCTCCTTAGATTTTTATTTATATTTTAATTTTATGTTTTTGTCAATGTCCCTGTTACTGTAAAAGTAGAGATAGTAAATCCATCAGGACTTGTCGATTTTGTATTAGAACCAGGGGCTAATGTAATACTTGGTCCACTTGGTCCAGGAGTTCTAACAATAACTACACCAGATCCACCATTTCCAGAATATCCACATGGGTTATTTCCAGCTGCTCCACCACCACCTGTATTATTTGTTCCATTCATTGCAGGAAATGCTTGAGTAGCACTTCCGCCACCGCCAGATCCACCAGCTGCTCCGGGTCTTCCACCACCTCCTCCAGCATAATCTACTGATGCACCTGAAATACTATTTGATAAACCTGGTCCACCTACTCCACCTACCGGTGATATTGGTCCGTTCTTACCTACTGCGCCTGCTCCACCACCACCAGCTCCATTAGAAGTACCACCTGAATTTGGACCGAAAGGAACACCTCCCGAACAACCCTGACCTGTATAATTTCCTGTACCACCAGTATTACCATGACCAAAAACTCCACGTCCACCACGAGTATTACCATTTTGTCCTGGATAACCACCTCCACCACCACCAGATCCACCCGGTCTACCCATCTCAAAAAAAGAATGCGTATGACAACCTGGACCAGTACCAAAACTTGATAAACCTACTCCACCTGAACCACCACCGCTCATTACTATTTGATTAAATTCACTATCATTTCCATTATTACCTATAGAAAATAATGTACTTTGTTGAGAAGAAGTATTGTAAACTGCTCCAGCACCAACTGTAATGCTAGTAACTCCTGTAGCAATATTAGTTTTTGTTCCACCTGGAAAAGAAGATACATATCCTCCAGCTCCACCACCACCACCAATAGCATATCCTCCAGCTCCACCACCGGCTACTATTAAATAATCTGCTTCTGTTTGTGCAACTCCGCTACCTACTGTTAAAGTAGCTGATGCTTTAAATTTTGCTATGTAATGTGTTCCATCATAAACTACTGGTGCACATGCTGCACTATCAGTAGATAACCCTGATACTGATCTTACAATTACAATACCTGGACCACCTGCTCCAACGAGAGCAGAAAAACTACTACCTCCACCACCACTACCTGAATTAGCTCGACCTGATGTAGCTAAAGTTTGAGCGTTTCCACCTCTTCCACCACCACCTTCTCCGCCTACACCTGTTGTACAAGCTACTGGAGAACCACCTTGTGATCCACCTCCACCTCCTGCATATACTACATAGTGTCCTGTGATGTCACTTCCTTTTCCTCGACCACCTTGACCACCACCTCTAACTTTTGTAGAACCAGAACCAGAGGGTGCAGTAACACCATTAAAACCTACTTCTCCTGCTCCACCGCCACCACCATTACCATATAAAGGTGCTGATCCTGTACCATTACCACCAGCAAAACCTTGACCAGCTACAGCTGGGCCACCTGTAGGTTGATTATAAGGTGAACCACCACCAGATCCTCCTCCTACTCCAGCTCCTGGACCACCACCGCCACCACCACCGGTTGCTGTTATTGATGAAAAAATTGAATTTGATCCAGAATTACCACTACTAGAACTTGTTGGAGCCGCACCACCACCTCCTACTGTTACTGAATAATTACCACTTGCTGAAAGACTACTGGCACCTAGCCAACCTCCAGCACCACCACCGCCACCACAACCATAACCACCTGAACCACCACCGGCTACTACTAAATAATCTACTACTGCACCTGTACTAAAATTTGCCCAAGATCCATCTTTAACAAAACCATAAACTGTATTCATTTGCCATACACCGGGTGCGGTTGTTGCACTTGCTCCAGTTCCTACTTCATTTATTAAAGCAAGACCAGATCCACCGGCACCACTTGGGCCACCTGCTGGAATACCTACAGCTGCTCCACCACCACCACCACCAGTATTAGTACTTCCGGCTACACCTGCATCTCCACTACTAGTTGGACCACAAGATCCTCTTCCACCACCACCATAACCACCAACACCACCGGCATTTGAGCCACCAGAAAGTGCTAATGTACCACCACCTCCACCACCACCAAGTGTAAGTTGTGCGGCTGGAATTCCTGGATAATCTACATCTAAATTTACACCCTCACCACCTTGACCACCACCACTTGACATATATTGAATACTTCCAAATGGACCAGGCATATTCATACCACCTGAAGGTAAAACCTGTGTTTGAATATTTACGGGTCCACCAATCATTCCTGGACCACTTGCTCCACCACCACCTGAACCAGCGTTATTTCCTTGAGCAGGTCCAAATCCTGATGCTTGTGGACCACCAGGAAAACCTTGTCCTGCTATTCCTGCTGAAACATCTGTCCTACCTGTGTTAGCTTGACTTGTTCCACCACCACCTGAACCACCAGGACCACCTGCAAATGGAGCAGGAGCAGGATAACCTGCATTTCCATAACCACCGCCTGTTGCTGATAAACATAGTGTAGGCATTGAACTAGCGACACCAACACCACCATTACTACCCGCACCACTAACAGCACCACCACCGCCACCAATTGTAACTGGATAAGTTGTTCCACCTGTTACTGAAACTAATTTTGTTTTTAAAACTCCGCCAGCACCACCACCGCCAGCACCTTCTGCTGGAGCACTACCACCCGCAGCACCACCTGCTACTAAAGTAATTGTAGCTTTAGTTGTACCGGGTTGCATTGTATGCGTACCACTAGATGTTATTCTTGTGACTGTTGCTGATGTACCAGGAGACCCTGGTGTTATTGTAGTTGTTGGACCTATAATGCCGCCATTTGACATAGATAATTTTCCTTACGCTATTACGTCGTATGATACAAATACTTCTAGATCACCGGCCGCACTAGCTCCTCCCTGAAGAGTGTCTCCTACTTGCATATAGATTGGTGTTTCTAATAATACTAAAGATGCATCCGCTGGTACTGCAATTGTTTTTGCTAAATAAATTGTTCCAACATTTCCTGCTGCACCTGTTGCTGCAGAAGTAAAAGCAGCTTTGACAACTTTAATATTAACGTCTGCTGCTGATGAACCATCAACATTTGCTATTGTAATTCTGTTTATTTTAACAACTTTATTATCAAGAACTGCTGCAATAATAACATTTGAATCACCTGTTCCTAATGCAAGTCCTTGCGACTCACCATTGATTGTTGCTACATTTACTATATTTGGGTTTGCCATAATTTTTTATTTCCTATGTTTGTTTTTTATCCGAAAATCATTGCCATTGCAATAGCTTTTCCTGTTGATATTCCTGCTGCTGGGAGTGTACTAAAAGCCACAACACCTGATCCATTAGTTGATAAAACTTGACTTGCAGTACCATCTGCTGATGGTAAAGTGTAAGTTGGTTGAATTCCTGTAGTACTTGGAAATCCTGAAGAAGCTATATCTGTACCATTATGATAACATAATACATTACCACTTGCTGGAAC